AGGCACGCCTTGCAAACCTTGGGGCCCTGTCGGCCCAGTCGCGCCCGCGGAGCCCGCCGCACCGCGTGGACCAGTCATCCCCGGCGGGCCCACGGCACCCGTCGGCCCGCGCAGAAACACACGCTCCAACCGTGCTATGCGGCTTTCAACGGACGCCACGGATCACGGGCCTTTCGCCTGCTCAAGCAACTGGGAGAGCTCGCGCTTTGCGGCGGCGTTCGGGTCGAGTGTCGTCACGCCTTGACGCGCGGCGGGCTTGGTAGCGGGGCGCGGCTTGTGCGGGCGGTACTCGAGAAACGTGACGCTCACCGTCGCGCCGCCCTTGTCGTCATGCGTAAGGCCGCCGATCGTCTCGCACACGACGTCCGAGATTTGCTGGCGCGCGAGGTCTGGATGATAGATCGGGAGCGCCTTGGGCTTGCCGCCGGCGATCGGGATCGCGCTACGAAGCACGCGCAGGAAATCCTCCCACGCTTGCACGTCGTCGAGGTCCACGAGGTAGAACGTCGCGGTAAACGTCATGGGCTCTTGCCCGTGGTTGATTTCGTTGAACCCTGTAGTGCCCTTGGGGTTTTGAATCTCCCACTTCTGTTTGCGGTCGTGGCCGGAGAGCGTCACGCGCCCGGGCGACGGGGAGTTGCCGAGCTTGATCGACTCGTACAACTCTGGGTGGGTGCTAGGGCTGGTTGCCATGTTCTACTGCCTCCACCCCAACGACTCAGGTTTGGTCTGCGGCTCAAGCGCACGGCGGTGGTGCTCGCACGCGCGCAAGACGTCGTCGAGGCCGAGCGACGGTGCGCGCACGAATGCCGCGAGGCGCTCATACCCGGAGGGGTTCGCGCGCCGCGCGTTCGCCACGCGCCGTGCGCGCTCGAGCATATCGCGGGTCAAAAACTTGGCCCACATGTCACGCCCCCGCCAACGCCGCGGCGTCGCCCTCAAGGATCTGCGTGAGTAGCTCCGCCAGGCGCGGGGCGATCTCCGCCGCGCCTGCAACGCCGGCAATCTCCAAGCGCTCGATCGTGACCGACACAGCGCCGCGCCCGCCCGTGCCGTCGCGCGCAAGCACGGCCGAACCCCCGGCGCCCGCAGAGCCCCCGCCTGCGGGCGGCACCGTCAGGTTGGCCATGCTTCGCTGCGCGTCGGGCGTGCCGCCCTCGACGCCCTGCGCGTACCCCTGCGCGGTGTTGTCGCCGATCTCCGCGAAAACCGTGCTCGGAGAATGAATACCGAGTAGGTTCTTTGCGGTGTCGATCGCCGCTCGCACTGTCGAACTTACGGCGTCGACGACCGTAGCAGCCGCGGACGATATACCCGACACGAGGCCGTTGATCAACTGCGCGCCGATATCGACGAACTTCGAAACCATTTCGTCACGCCAAGCATCCGCGCGGGCGCCTAGTCGGGAGAACCAGTCAATCACTCCGCCGATGGCTGTACCGATCGCGTAACCCAGCGCAAAGAACGCAACGGGTATCGCGAGCGCAACGGCGAGCAAGATGCCCAGCCCCGCAACCACAATCCCGGTACCGGCGCCGACAATGAGCAACGCCGTCGCAAATTTCTCGCCGTAGTCTTTGGCAGTGCGCACGGACAGCCCGAAAGCGTCGAACCCCTGAAGTAGCGGCTTGAAAGCGATATAGGCTTTCGTCAGTTGGATCGCAACGCCAAGCGCGAACGCCTCGACGGCGTACGCGGCGGCCTGCGCGTTCTTTGCGACCGGCTCGAATAGACCCTTGAACACTGCGGACAGCGCCTGTGCCAACGGGTTCGACTTGTCGAACATGTCGACTAGCGTCTTGAGTGCCCCGAGCACGGGCTCTAGGTTGAGGCTGTCGAACAGACCGCCCCACAATTTCTTGAACCGCGCGCCCTGCGCGTCGAGGCCGAGCAATTGCCGCGCGACAATCCCGCCAAACTTCGCCTGCGCGCTACGCGCGAACCCTTCAACGGAGTCTTGCCCGTCTTTGATCCGCTCGATAAACTTAGACGCGCCCCCCTGCCCTAGCGCGGCCTCTGCGAGCGCCGCGGCGCGCAAGGCCTTGGGCATTTGCGCTGCGCTCACATGCGCCTCACGCAACGAACCCGCCAGGCCGCGCAACTGCGCGTCAGTCAAGCCCGTCGCATCGCTCACGGCGCCGAACGCGCCGACGGCGGACTTCGCGGCGGGGTCGAGCGCTGCAAACGCCTCGCGCGCCAGGCCTGCGGAACGCGCCGCGTCGGCCTGCCCTGCGGCGTACTTGCCGAATGCGGCGTATCCTGCAATCACCGCAACGGTCACGGCCACTACGGCAGCGGCCGCGGCGGCCAAGCCGACAACCATCAGGATCGATGCGCCCTGCGTCTCACCGAACGCGACCGACAACCCGTGGCTCGCGCGGGCCGAGCGTAGCGCGCCGTCGGCCACGCCGCGAAGCGGTCCGGGTAGGAGCGCCGTAGCCTGCGCCAGTTTCTCGAAACGTTGGTTGAGCAACTGGTTTCGGTCGTCGACATGCTTGGCGATCTTCTGCGTGTTCGCGAGGTGCGTCTGTAGTCGAGCCTGCTCGGCCCCCGCCTTGGCGGCCGCGGCCTCCAGGCCCTTGAGCGTGCCGCCGTACGCGTCGAGGGCAGCGCTCGCCTCCGCCGCGGAGCGCGCCGCCTTGGGGTCGAAATTACCCTTGGACTGCGCGCGCTCGAGCGCCTTGGACGCGGACACCGCCGCTTTCTCGAGCGACGCGTATTCGTTGTTGCCCGCCTTGAGGGCCGCGTTGGCCGCGTCCGCGGCGGACTTTGCGGCGTCGAGCTCCGCGGACACGCGCCGGATCGCCGCTTGGAAATCATCCGAGCGGCGGCCGGCGCCAACCAGATTCTCCGTCAGCCGATCGAGCTGCGCGATCGTCTCGTCCCCGCGAAGCGTGGCCGCGATATCTATGACGTAGTTGGAGTCAGCCACGCTATTTCCCGGAGAGTGCTTGCTGGATCAGGTTGAGGACTTCTGCGATTCGGAACGTAGCGGCGCGGGCCTCGACGGACTCCGCGCCGAACAGCGCCACGAGCCCGTCAGCGAGCACGCCCGCTTTCTTGCGCGAGCTAGTGACTAGCTCGTTCAATCTTTTAAATCGGCCTCCGACGCCCCCTGCGCGAGCTTGAGCGCTTCAAGGCCGAGCTGCAGCTTCAAGCCGGGGCGCGCCGCGCACAGTCGCGCGAACACGTCTGCTGCGGGGTAGAGCAGGCACTGATCCGCGACGTCTTCCGCGGGCGAGATCGCGTCAGGCATTTCGCCTTTCTTGTTCGGACGGCACTGAAAGCGGTACCGCGAAACCTCGTTCGCGGAGGGCGTGCGCACCGCGGCGCACGTCGGCAAACCGGCGGCGTATGGGACGTGCACGACCGCGACGTTGGAGTCGCCGTGCTTCTGCTCGAGGTCGTCGACGGCGAGCAGGTCGGTTGCGCGCTGCGCGTCCGCGGTGGGGTTCGCGCGGCGCTTGCGCTCGTCGCGCATGGCCTGGACCGCGTCGGCGGTGAGGTGCTTGGGGGTTTCTTCGGGCATGTGTTTCCTTTCATTGGGGCGCAGGCCCCCAGCCGCGCCCGCCCCACGCCGGAAAGGAGGCGGCGCAAACCGGGCACAGCTGGCGACCTGCGCCAGTAGCGTTACAGCATCGCGACTTCGCGGCCGTCGATCACGCGCACGATTTCGAGCGGGTGAAGCGCGACCTCGATTTGCGCGGCGTCGGTGCCCTCCGCGCTGTCTTCCTTGTCGCCGATGATCCGGCACCCCTTGAGGCGCTTCTCGAAAATCTTGGTCGTTCCGGGTGGACTCCACACCACGTTGACGGAGAACGTCACGAGCGAGATTAGCGCCTGATTTCCGCGGCTCGGGGCGGTCGCGAGCAGGCCGCGGATCAACTTGTCGTACCCCTCAGAGTACAGGGTCAGGCTCGCCTCGTACGAGACGGAGCCGCGCGTGCGCTTGATAACCCGGCCACCCTCGCGCTGCTCTCCGAGCTCGACGGTGACGCCGGTGTTGACCGCGGCGATATCCCCGAGCTCGAGCAGCTTCCCGCCCAGCGCGGACAGCACACCGCCGACGAGGCCGCCGACGGGCGAAACCCGAACCGCGATATCCGCGAACGACGGGCTGACCCCGTCGATAACCGGCAGATCAAAGAACGACATACGTGGGGGTGTCTCTCGTGTTCAGGGGTTCGGGTTAGTTGCCCAAGGACTCGGTGTGATGGGCAGTGCTGACGATCATGTCTCTTGCCGCGCGCTCTCTGCGAGCGACGCTCAACGCGGCGCGGTGTTCTGCCGTAAACGGACCACGCTTTACGCCACGCCACGTCTTACTGGCGGCGTCACGCTGCTTGTCTGACGCAGGTTTGCCAACGCCGAAAGTGTTGCCTCGCATGCGGTCGGAAAGGGACGCTCGGCGCTCTGCGGACCACGACGCGGATATTTTAGCGCGGGACTCCGGGGTCAAGAATCGCCCGGGGGCCCCACGTTTTGCAGCGCTGATTTTCTGCTTAGTCGCATCGCTGGTACGGAACCCACGACGACCGTCTCCCCCGTCGGTAGCATTGTAGCCAGCGGGAGCTTTGGATGCCCGCTGCGCGATCCATTGTTGCTCTGTTTTGCGCGCGCCCGCCTCGGTGTCGCATAGCGCCAACACTTCAGTGCGAAAGCTGTCCGCGCCGTATTTGCGAATAGCGCGGCACACCAGGCGGTCGCTACCACCACACGCTTCCTGCTGATGTTCAAGCCAGCGCTGGCGAACGCTACCGCCGGTATATCCGACGTAGCGTTTACCGCTTGGGCTGGTGTGGCAATAGACGGAAAACATCACTGACCGTTCGACTGCACGCGCACCGCGGTGTCTACCGAGTGGACCGTACCCTGCAACTCAATCTCCAGCGTGCCGTGCATCGTAGGTTCAGGTACTGAGTAAATGTCGTCCGGCGAGGGGGTCCACCGGGCGGACGAGGCGCGGGGGCCCTCGCCGCGGCTGGCCAGCAAAGTCAGCTCCACGATCGCGTTCACCTCTGCGGCGATCACCGCCAGGGCGTCGCTCGTCGCAGTGCCGTCCGAGTTGAGCTGCAGCGTGCGGCCCACGACGTTCTCCGTCGCCAACTGGACGGCGGTGCAACCCGCGTTGATCACCGCCATGTTGTGCGTCGGCTGCGTGATCTGGCCGTCGCCGGCGCGCGTCAGGCTCTGCGTGATGAACGCACCGCGCGGGCCGTTGCTCCACGACCGCAGGGTTGTGAAGTTCGCTTCCGAGCCGGCACCGCCGTCGACGCGGTCGTCCCACTCGACGAGGACGTCGTTGCCGTCGTACAGGTCAGCGCCCACAGGGCCCAAGTCCTTGCGGAACGTCGCGACGTGCAGGTCATGCTGATACTCGCGCAACGACGCGAACCACCCTGCGGGGCGCCGGAAGAACCACCCGGAGAACGGCGATGCGACGGCGCCGCGGCCAGCGCTCAAGTCGATGCGCGGGGCACCGTCAACTGGCGCGAACTCCGCGTCGATCTCCGCCATCCACGCCGCTTTGCTCTGCCCGCTCACGATCGTGACGGAGGCGCTCCCGAGCGTCTCGTCGGCAAGGCCCGCCGCAAATGTCATGACCGTAGCCGTCAACGCCGTGATCGTCTTGGTGACGTTGTTGCTCGCGGTGCCGGTGACGGTCACCGAGTCGCCGACCCGGAATCCGTCGGCAAGGTACGAGCCGCGGCTGCGGGTGATTGTGTGGCCCGAGGCGGAGAACGTGAGCGCCGGAGAGCCGACGATCAAGCCGCCCGAGGACAGGACTTCGGCGGCGAGGTCCGTCGAGCCCATGGTCAGAACCGAACCGGCGACGGTCGCCACCGCACCCGAAACATTGTTGACGCCCGCGCTCGCCACGGCCCCGGTCACGGTGATGTAGTCGCCGTCGCGGAAGCCGTCCGTCAGGTACGAGCCGGCGGAACGGGTAATCGTGTCGCCGGTGCCGCCAACCTCCGCGAACGTGAGCGCGGGCGAGCCCGTGAGGCGCGCATAGGAGTGCGACAGACTCGCCTGCGGGTTGCGGTCATACACGCTGGCGCGGCCGTAGATGAAGCGCTCGTTTTCGGTCGTGTACGCCTCAAGCTCGGTATTGAACGCCGACGCGGCGGTGTCGTTCGGCAAGTCGCCGGTGAGCAGCATCGACCGGAAGAAAGTCAGGCCCGCCGCGAGCGCGCTGCGCGCAGCCGTAAGATCTGCGGTGTCGACCTTGGGGGCGCTCCCGTGCCACTCCGCGATCGTGTCGCCCGCGACGAGCGTGCCCGCCGCGAAAGACAGCGTCACGTTGACGTAGGGGATCACGTAGCTCGACGCGGTTCCGAGCCGAACGTTCTTGAAGCTGCGGCCGCCGTCGAGGGAGAGCTCGAGCTTGATTTGATCGGTACCGATCGTGCCACCCACGAGAACGCGCACCACCCCGTCGTGCTCCCCGAGCACACCGTCCGACCCCGCTGCGGCGGTCACGACGCTCGACCCGGAATTGCCGTGGCTGGTGTAGCGCGAAACGGAACCCGCGGTTCCGATCGGCATGCCGATGAACAGCACCGGAAGCCCCGTCTTGGACGTGTGCAGGGCCGCGTACTCGACGCCCTCGCAGTACCCGTGCTGCTCATACAGCGCCTGCGCACTCCCAAAAAACCGCGGGGTGATATCGTCCGAAGTCGCGCACGGCGACAGCAGGCAGATCAGATTGTCGCCCCCACCCGGGAAACTGGCGGTGGGCTCCAGGTGTGTCACTGCGCGCGGAAAAGTGGCCATGTAGTTCCGCACGGTACCTTGTGTGCGTGCGTCCGTCAAGTCGGTGCGTACGTTAGCGGACCGGCTGTGATATGCTGCGCGGATATGTATGGTCAATTCGGCTCCGCGCTCACCGGCATAATCGCCGTCACCACGAACGGCACACTCCTCACCGTCCGCTACCCGGAGGCCGGCAACTTCCTGCTACGCGTCAAACGCATGCATGTGCAAGTCACCACGCTCACGGCGTTCGGCACCCCGGTAACCGCCGGGCGGGGGCTGAAGTTGGTGCGTGCGAGCAACGATGCGGCGGCCACGGCGAACCCCTTGGGTGGCGCTGCGTTCACGTTCGGGCGCACCCGCTCGGGGCGCGGGGGCACGTTGGCCATTGGCCACGTGGCGACTACAGGCGCCCTCACCACAACCGGATTCACTTTCGAGTCGGCGGTAATCCAGCGCATGCAACTCGTCCACGCCGGCGCCTCGGGCGCGAATTGGGATGAGGTTTGGCGGTGGAACGAGACGGAGGCACAACCGATCTACCTCGAGCCCGGATGGCTCGTGGGGCTCCAGACAGAGGCCGCGCTCGACGCGACCGGTACGATCCAAGTCCAGGCGGAGATCGACGCGGAGGAGGTCTACAAGTGAGCCTGCGCGCAGGCGCCGCACTCACGCTCGGGTCGCACCCACCCGCGTTCAACCCCGGACAGATCGCCGCCGTGGCCGCGGGGTATTGGTGGGACCCGACATTCGCGCAAGGGTCCGGGGCATCGCTGGTTCTGCCAGAAATGAACGGGCGCTCCGCTTTCAACATGACCGCGCCAAGCGTGGCCGTCGCCCCCGCGGCCGCGGCCGTCAACGGCCAGGCCGTACTGACGTACACGAACGGCGCGAACGACAGCCTACTGCGCACCGCGGCCAAGCAAACACGCGGCTGGACCGGCACCACGCACATTTGGGGGTGGGTCAACGCGCCAAGCGCGCCGGGCGCGGTGTTCGGCCACTATCGTACCGCGCACAACGCTGTGCTCTCTTTAGACGGAACACGAATCACGGTAGTCGTACACGATGCGTCGGCGGACCAAGAGGCGCGTTTCCCTCTACCGCCCGGCGGGTACGCGACGGGGCCGTTCTTTTACGATCTGTTACTCAAGCCCGGCTCCGCCGTGGCGCTATCAATCGATCGCGTAGCGCAAACCCCGACGCTCTCCGCAACGGTTACTACTAGCGTGCAAGACACCTCGGAATACCTCACGTTCGGCGGCACGTTCGCAGACTCCGGGAGTTCAAACTACTCCGCATCGTTCTCCGTGGGCGCATTCGGAATCGCAAACGGCCAGATCTCCGCGCTCGAGCTTGACCAGTTGTTCGCGTTCCGCAAGCTCAAATAACCCGGGTCAGTGCTGCCAGTACGAGATCCGGAACGAGCCGGACCCGGGCGTGAAGTGAGCCCCAGCCTGGCGCCGCACGGTCACGTGCCCGGCTGAGCTCACCCACGCAAAGTAGACGTCACCCGTCCCCGCAGCCGCGAACACGTGGGAGTCCGGCACGCTCACCGCCACCTGGTCTCCGACAGCCACGCCAGCGACGGTCGCCACAACGTCTTGGATCTGCCCTACCTCCGGGTTCGCGTTGAAGTTCAGCGTATAGACGTCCGAGAAATACTTGGAGACGCGCGTGCCGTTCGAACCCACGGTCACGCCGTTGAGCAGCGGATCTCGGGACTGCCGCACCTTGCTCGCATACGTGCCGGAGGAAATCGTGTTCGACCGCTCAGTGTCGTTGGCGTCACCCCACACGATATCTGTGTTCACGTTCGGCAAGATACCCGCGCCGGTGTTGTCCAGCGCGATGATCCGGTTACCGTCGATCTTGAACCCCGTGAACGCAGCGAACGCCGTTTCGATCTTGATGAAGTAGGTTTCATACCCCAGAGACCCCGCGCCCAGAAGGACACCGCCGAGCACTTGCCCCGTCTTGGCCCAAATGTAGATCGGCTGGGATCCCGTCGCCGCGTTCTCCGCGTAGCATCCGGTCATCGACAGACCGGAGATCGGCCACGCCTCGCCGGCGATCTCTGAGTCGATCAGGATAGCCGCGGTCTTATTGTTGCTGGCGTCGAACCCGTCGAGGTTCGGAATGTTGTTTGAGCCGTGGAAACCCAGCCCGTAGTCGAAGCCTGTGCAGGTCACATCCTTGAGCGATAGGTGGTCGCAGTTGTGCCCGACGCGAATCCCCTCAGAGTCCGCAAGCACGGAGGCCATGTCGCCAGCTCGCTGCTGAATCCAGCCACCTCGGATGTAACAGAATTCCGCGCCGTCTTTCAGATAGAACCCGTACTTAGCCTTGAGCGCCAGAACGTAGGGGTCTTGGAACGAGTTGAAGTGCCCGTCGACGATCACCACGCCGTCTGGGAAGAACGCGCGTCCTCCCGCCTCGATCGAGATTTGTCCCATCGACGACCGCTTGCCCCGGGTATAGAGCAGGGCCCCGAACGTGACGTCCGCGCCGTCGTCGCCAACGTCCGCGTGGATGCCCGCCATAGTCACGTAGTCGAGTTCGCCGCCGTTGGATGCCTCGACATGAACGCCGTACTTGAACGCCTTTCCCGCGCTCGTGATCGTCACACGCTCGGGGACGTGCACCGCCTCACCCTCGATCTTAAGCAGCGTGCAGTTCGGAACATCCGCAGACACGGACAAGGCTCCGCCGTCAATCACGGTACCCGTGCCCGACACCGTGATCGCGTTGAACGTCGTGGAACTCGCGGCGATCACCTCCGCGCTCAATCCCTCTAGCCGCTGCTGCGCGCCGCTGAACACGACGCTTCCGGTTGCGGGCGCGACACGCAGCTTCGCGCCCGGGGCGAGCCGCACGCACTGGTTTGCGGCCGAGCCCGTCACGGCTCCGTTCACCTTGTACGTGCCGGGCGGCAAATACACGAGCGGCGCACCTGACGCGAGCGCGGCGTTGAGCGCCGACGTGTCGTCGGTGGCGCCGTCCGCCACGCACCCGAACTCCGCGATCGCATTCGCGCGATACAGGTCGTCGGAGTAGCCGTCTGCGCCGTCGTCGCCCTTGTCGCCCTTGTCGCCCTTGGGGCCGACAACGATCGGGCCCGCGACGTAATCCCGCGTGCGCGAGGTGCGACCGTCAACATCGACAGAGGTGGAGGCGTTCGGTAGGCTCGGCATGATTCAATCGCTCGGGTTCGGGTCGTAGTCGGGGAAGCCGTCTTGGCTGACAATGGGCGGAGTGACGCGCTCGACCACGCCAGTGAGCGGGCCGTGTCCTTGGTAGTTGACGTCGCGCACGGGCGCGAGCACGGAGAACCGGATGCGCGCAGCGAACCCGGGCCACGTCTCCAACGCCTTGAACGTGTCGGCGGTGAGCTCCTCACGCTTAACGTAGCGGTCCTCGATCACCTCGAGAAAGTGCGCCGCGAACACTTCCGTGAGCGCGCAGAGCACGCCGTCCCGCACGCGATCGCACTCGACTTGGTGTTCGTTCGCGCGGGCGCCGGCTTTCGAGCTCCGGGCGTAGATAGTCGCGATTACGGCCACCCGCCGTTGCCACACCACGATCGCGCGCGAGGCCGCAGGCTCCGCTTGGTCCCCGGTAACCCGCTTCCAGCCGATGGGCAATTGCGTGCGGTCGCCGGTATCGAGGTCGCGCTCGATCACGATCGCGCCCATGAACCCCTCACGTTTGAACGTCTCGGGGCCGACGATCACCGGGTAGGGGAAACCTTTACCCTTGATCCGCGCTTGCACAGCGTCGACCGTCTCGGAGATCACGGCTGGCCCCCGCGGTGCAACTCGTCGTAGAACACCTGCGCGGCGATCTCCGTGAGGCGCGCGCGCCAGGTCGCCGGCAACGGTCCGTTGGGTAGCACGTCGTATTTCCCAATCAGATACTTGGTGTAGCGCGGCAATCGGGTCAGCCGAATGTCGCGCCCCGTGGCGATAAATTGCATCGCCCGCCGCGAGGCGCCCGTGCGCTCGAGCGTGAGCGGCTTGCCGTCGACGCTCTGCGGGCGCGCATTCCCGTAGACGGTCTGCCCGGAGTCGTACGCCGACCCTGCGAGCTCGGACATGGCAGGGGCGGAGCGCGCAGCGATGCGCGCCACCGACGTAATCGGGAGCTTGGCCACGGCGCGCTTGAACGCCTGCAAAGTGCGGAGGTCGCCCTTGAGACTCATTCGATTCCCCCGAACCGGCGCCAGCCACGCGAGTCCGAAACCGGGGCCGTAGCGGGCGCAGGGGCTGCGCTATTGGTGCGCGAGGCCGCGGGGGTGCCGCGCACTGGCAGGCCCTGCGCCCACCGCGCCAGGCGCTTCTGCGCGCCGTCCACAATCTCGGACATGCCGCGCGAGGACGTGCCCGCGCGCGTGAGGATTAACCCGGAGGCGATCTCCGCCGTCGTCATGCGCACGATCGCCGGCACACCGTCCGGGTAAACGGCGGCGTTGTCGAACGGCACACTCTGCCCGGGGGTCATGTCGTCAACCATGCGGGATGCGAGCTCGATCGCCGCGTCCCGGTCGAGTGGCGCCGACACAAGCACAGTGTCGTCCGCGTCCACGATCGTCAGGGCCGAGCCACCCGCCGTGGCTCGCACCTTGAACGCGTGCTCTGACTCGCGCTGTGCGTAGTAGGTAGTGCCTGCAACGAGCGGAGACGGCAACGCTCCGTCCCCGACAACAGAGAGCAAGATCGCGTCGCCTGTCTCGAAATCGTGCGCGTCCAGCACGCACGTGCTTGAGGTGAGCGACGCGAGCGGTCGTCCGGGGTTGGGCGTCGCACCACGGGCGACCCCATGAGAATGCAGGTCGCTTGCGTTACAGTATGCCAAGGTCCGCCTCCACGCGTTGCCACGAAACCCGGAGCGCACGCATAAACCGCTGTTTGCGCAGGCGCCGCGCGGCCTCTGCCCGCATGTCATCCGTCCACGCAGCGGACATTCTTGCGCGCGTCTCAGCCGAGGCGGGCGGTCGTTTCCGCTGCGCTTCACTCATGCGGCGCCGGCTCTCCTCCGACACCGTCTTACCGATCTGTGCCACGCTTATCCGCCGGCACGTCTCCGCGGAGAACGGCCCCCGCTTACGACCAGTCAACGCCGCTGAAATCTGCGCCCGCTGACTGGCGGGTATAGTCTTCCCGCGATGCGCGCGCCCGATCCGCTCACGCACATACGCACTCGGATCCGCAGAGCCGTCGCCGCCCGCGGTCGCGTTGTATCCCCCGGGCGCTACAGTACCCAAACCCTCAATCCACTCTACCTCAAGCCGTTTCGCTTCCGCCTCGGAGCCCACAGTGTCGATCAACTCATGGGTGAAAGCGTCAGCGCCGTACTTCCGGATCGCGCAGTGCAAAGGGAAACGGCTGCCCGCTAGCGCCTTCTCGACATGTTTGCGCCAACGCGCACGCCAGCCCCGAGACGTCCACCCCACGTAACGCTTTCCGCTCGGAGACGTATGGCAATAAACGTCAAACGTGGGCGTCGCTCCCCTCGGAGCCGCCTGATTATCGGAAGCGGTGCAGTAGGCCATGAAAGCTCTCCGCCCCGCGCCGGGCGCCCCGAGGGGAAACCGGCGCCGGAGCGCCGGGGACGTGTTGCGGGCGAGATTACGGGCTGAGGTCGACGCGCAGAATGCCGTGGGGCAAAGCGCCGGTGACACCCATCAGCATGTTGTAGTTGACGCGAACCTTGCCGGTTTTCTTGCAGTATTCGCTGTTGCTATCGAACATGATCTCCTCGGGCGTGCCGCCGTCCTGGAGAATCCACGGCTTCGCTGGGTGGTTGCGGTCCACGAAGTAGACCTTGTCCGAGTCTACACCGGAGACCTGCGCGAGCTCCTCGGCCACCACGAGGTTGATGATACCCTTGTACCGGTTGTTGGTGGTGAGCTGCGTATTCTTGGTCGAACCTGTAGCACCCTCGAGGAACGTCGCGCGCATCAAGTCGGACTGCAGGAAGTCCTTGGCTTCTTGCGCCTTGGCAGGGTGGACGATCATGTCGGTGTAGTTGACCGCCATGAGTTGACCGTTGGCGCCCTTGATCCCAGTGCCGCCGTGCAACAGCACCGCGCGGAACAACTCTTGGTCGATCGCGTTGCCGGCGAAGTCCGTGCCGCCGCCGAGCAGGACGTTCTTGAACGTGCCCTTGCTCGTGTCGAAAATGTTGACCTGGTGGCTCGAGCTGAACAGCGGGATCCCCGCGTCGACGCCGAGCGTGGAGTCCTTGTAGAGCTGCAAGTTCGCGTTGGCATGCAGCAAGCGGGCCGTCAGGATGTTGCCGTGTCGGCGCGCTTCCGTTGCCATGCGCCGCGCCTCGCTCGTCCAAGCCTGCACTGCGAAGTCGCTTTGCTCGAGCCTGCGCTTCTGCGCCTGAACACCGTCGGTCCACTCGATCGGGGTGATCGAGATCGACCGCTCGTACATGTCGCGCGCCGCGTCGTCGCCCTTGCGCTCGACGTAGCCCGCGGCGGAGATCGACATGGGGTAGGTCAGGAGCAGCGCCTGCGACGACTCGACCAAGCCGAACGCCGCCGACCACTGGCTCGACGGCTCGGAAGCCTCGAAAGCGGACTGGAACGCGGAGCTGAATTGCTCGAGCGCGCGTTGCGAGTCGAAACTAAGTTGCTCGAGTGGTTTCGCCATGATGCTTTGCCTTGCCGTCCTTGTCCGTGCTGAGTGCGTCTGTTTGCGGGTTGGGTGCGGCTGTTAGCGCGCTTCGATCCAAACCGCGTGAATGACCGCGTCGTCGTTGTCGAGGCCGGGGGAGACCTTGGCCTGCAGGGTCACGGTCAGAACGTCGCCCGCCTGCGCGCCGCTGTTCTGATCGATCGCGACGGTGAGCTCCTGCATGACCGTCGTAGCTGCGGAGAGCAACGCCGTGTCGCCGGTGACCAAGTCCCCGCCCGCATCGTACGCCGCACCCTCGCGGTTGCGGTAGACGTGGGGCGTGAGCTTGGCGGTGGCTGCGTCGGATGAGCCAACGCGGGAGACGAGCATGTGCAGCGTGAGAGCCGCGCTCGCCGGCAACGACTCCGGAAGTCGGCACACGCCGGCAAACACCGTAGTGGAGTCGTCGTTGATGCGAATCCCAAGGCCCTCGCTACCGACGAGCGAGAAACCGTCCGCGGTGCCGTTACCAAACGCAGGGATCGCGGCGCCGGTGCTGAGGCGCCACCCGCCGAGCGGGATATCGACCGACATGGCCGCTTGCAACGACTGCGCCAGGGCAATCGCCAGGGGGCCCATAAACACGTAGCAGAGCCCGTCGTCGCCGGTGCCGTTCTTGGTCTCCGAGCAGATACCCGCGATACCGCGCGAACCCGTCGGGTCGAGCGAAACGGTGGTGTTGTCGACGACATAGACGACCTCGCCCGGCTTGGGCGCAGTGCCGGTGTAGATCAGACCCTGAACACCATACTCGACTTCCGCCTTGACTGCGTCCGCTGCGCCACCGCTCGGGGCGCCCGTGCGGTTGTTGTACGTGGCGCTCGAGATACCGACCGCGTTCTGACCCGCGCCTGGAACCGCGGCGCGGCCGGCGGAATCCTGCGTGACGATCTGGCCCTTGTACAGCAAGGTGTTGGCCGCCATGCTGTAAGTGCCGCGGTGCGGAATCTCGCCCGTAGACTTGGGCAAACGCTCTGCTGCGATGTCGGTCATGATCGTTACTGCGCCTTCTGCTTTCGCTCGAGCCGCTGCGCGACGAAACGCGCGCGGGCATCGGAGTCCTTGATCCGGGCCGCGTCGGCCCGTTCAAAATCGGTGAGCCCCTCCTCGCCGGTGCCGGAACCGGAGCTCGGGGGGAGAATCTCCGCCTTGGGAGCGGTGGTGCGAAGCATGGCCACGCGGGCGCGCAGGTCCTCGATTGGCTCGGAGGCGAGGCGCGGCACGGGGGCACCGTCGCGCCAGGCGGTCGCCGGGCGTTCGGCGCCAAGCGCCACGAGCTCGGTGATGAGTGCGCGGCGCTCGGCCGTCGCACGCACAGCGCGCTCGGCTCGGAGCGCGGAGAACTCCGCGTACTCTTCGGGGGTGAGCGTCATGCCGCCGGCGGGAGACGCGCTCGCCGACGCAGCCGCGGGTGCAGCCGGCGCAGGAGCAACCGGTGCGGCCTCGTCCTGCTCCGACTCGTCGGCGGGGGCCACGTCCGCGGGTGCCGGCGCGGGCTCGTCTTTCTTCTCAGGCTCTGCCGGCGTCGGCGCGGGTGTCGTGTCTGCAGACATGCTAGCCCGCACGGTACCTTGTGTGCGTGCGTCCGTCAAGTCGGTACGTGCGCCACGCGCCGAGCGAGCTCGAGGGTCGTCGATTCGGTCGATCATTCCGGCATCTAGCGCCGCTTGCGCCAACATGCTCGCGCCGCGCCCGTACCCTTTTGCCACCGCGTCGGGTGTGATACCGCGGCCGCGGGCAATCGTCCCGTAAAACTCCGCAGCGATTTCGTCGAGGTGCGAGACGACGACCGCGCGCCCCTCGGGCGTGGAAAGGTTCGGGCGCTTGTCGGGCGACTCCGAGTTCGTCAGGTCCACGACCGTGCCGCAGATACCGCCGGAAATAAACCCGCTCGTCGCGACGCCAACGCTCCCGATCGCAGAAACGCGGCTCATCGCTTCGATCGTGCCCACCGCCGCAGCGATACCGTACGCGGCAGACTGCGCCTCGATTGCGCGCGCAACCATGGGCTTGGCCTTGGACTCGCGCGCGGCTTCGATCGCGTCGAGCAGGGTAAAAAGCCCGTCCACAGATCCACCGGGGGAGTTGATCACCCAATCGATCTTGCGCACCGACGGATCCCCGAGCGCAATGCGCAGCGAGTTCTGCAAGTCGGTGTACGACGTGTTGGCCTCGCCGTACATTTCCGCCATGTAGTCGGGGGCCGGCGTCAATACGCCCTCGACCTTGATCGTCGCGACCCCATTTTCAATGCGCAACGGCGCGGGCAATCCGCCCGCAGGCGCCGCGTCCGCGCGCGGGGCGCGGGCGGTAAGCGGAGTGCGCGCCTCGCGGATCGACCGCACCACGCGCTGTTGTAGCGCCTCGTGAGAAAGCAGCCAATAGAGCGAGGACATTCGCGGCGTACGCTAGCACAGTAGACGTACGTACGTCAATCGGGTACGTTTGCTTACTCATGGCCGAACCGACCACACCCTCCCCGACCGCGCCCAAGGTCTCACCGAAAACGACGGTCAACCCGCCCACGTCCCGGCGGTGGGGCGGATACTCGTGGTCGTTGGAGTTGATCCGCTCCGCTCGCGATGCGCAGCTCCGCGGCGACTTCTGCCAACCGGTGCGCCTGGCGGAGGCGTTCCGAACGAATGACGCGCTGTTCACCGCATACTGCACTCGGGTCTCCACGCAAAGCGCGGTCGATCTCCTGTGGCGCCCGGTCGATTCCGACGAGGGGCGCGCGGTGGCGGAGCGTGCGGAGGAGGCAATCGACATGCCCGTGCATGTGCGAGAGTCGATCCTCGGAACGCTCGCCAACCACGGCATTGCGATCGGCTACGTCCAGCGCACCGCGGTCGACGACCCCGAATACGGGCCGACCGTGCAAATGTGTTTGACCGAGTGGCCCCTCGAGCACGTGCGTTACAACGCGACGACGCGCACGCTCGAGACGCGCACGCTCGACCACGGTTCGGTGACGATCGTACACGGCGATGGGCGATGGATCGTGTTCCGCAAGTTCGGGGTCGCGCCGTGGACGCAGGATGCGTGCGTACTTCCGGGTGCACTACTATGGGCCGCGCACGCGGGCGGGATCCAAGATTGGGCGGGCGCCTCATACAGCCACGGCCAACCCAAAGTCGTCGGCACCCCACGCGAGGGCGTGCCGCTCGAGAAAGACGACGGCTCCGGGGAGCTCTCCACGGAAGTCGCGGCGCTGCTCACAACTATACGCGACCTCGCAAGCGGCGAGTCGGTGGCGGGCGTGCTACCGCCGGGGTCGACAGCGGAGCTCCTATTCAACGGATCGACTGCCTGGCAAGTCTTCCGGGAATTGATCCTCAACCGCGAAAAAGCGGCCATGCGGATCTACCTCGGTACGGACGCAGTGCTCGGGTCGCAAGGCGGCGCTCCGGGTGTGGATATCGCCGCGCTGTTCAGCGTAGCGAGCACGCGCATTCAAGGCGACTTCGAAGCGCTTGAGCGGGGCTACCGCGAGGGTGTGCTGTGGCCGTGGGCGGACTTGCACGGCGTCGAGCGCGACGACATGCCGGCATGTTCGTACGCCATGCCCGACACGGACGGCGCGCGGCGTTCGGAACAAGAAGCGCAGGCGCTTGAGCGACTCGCGATTTCGATCAAAGTCATGAAAGAGGCAGGGCTTGAAGTTACGCAAGAGACGATCGACGCCCTCGTGTCGGTGCTCGGGGTGGCTGTGCCGTGCACGCTCGCCTCCGTCGAAACCAAGGTCGTCCCCCTGGCGCTCGCGCCCACGGACCTCGCCAAGGTCGTCAAGGTTCGCGAAGCGCGCGCATCGCAGGGTCTGCCCGCGTTCGGCGACGAGCGCGACGACCTCACGATCACAGAACTCGACGAGCGCGCCAAAGCCGCGGCTGCCCCGCCCCCCGCGCCGGCCCCACCCGCCGGCGCTCCTCCGAACGACAACCCCCCGCCATGAATGAAACGCTCCCGCCCGGTGCTGTCTCCCCCGCGTACGTCCTCACGCACTTGGACCAAGCGTGGATCGAATCGCTGTCGGATGCGGAACTCGCCGTGCTTCCGTGGTGTTTTGACCTATGGCTCCGTCCAGAGCAGCACGTGCCCTCGCACCGCTGGCGAACGTGCGGCTACACTGGGGGGCGCGGGTTCGGTAAGACGACTCCGATCGCGCGGTACATAAACGAGCGCGTCATGTCGGGGAAAGAAACGCACGTAGCGCTCATGGCCCCAACAGAGGCACGCGTCGCGGAGGTCCAGTTTGCGTCGCTGATCGAGTACGCCGAACCTTGGCAACGCCCTGAGCCCTTAGGCAAACTCGGCTTGCGGTGGCCCAACGGCGTTGAGGCTATCGGGTTCACGCCGGAGCGCGAGGGGCGCAGCCGCGGCGGTAACTTCTCGCTATCGTGGTGCACGGAGATCGTCGACTGGAAAGCGGGCTCGCGGCTCGACGCGTTCAAAAACCTCTACACCGCCACGCGTGTCGGCGAGGAGCGCTTGATTTGGGACTCCACCGCCAAGGGGCGAAACGAGGTGCGCGCGCTACTCGAGGAGTGGCACGACGCAGACCCTGTTCAGCACGTGATCGCTCCGGGCACCATGTTCGACAACCAAGGTCTGTCGACGCAGTACCTACGCTCGCAGTGGGTGAGCTACGCCGGCGTGCGCCGCGAGGAGGAGCTCATGGGTGCGAGCTTCCGCGAGTCCGCGGGCGCACTCTGGACGCAGGCCATGATTGACAACTCCCGCGTCGAGTCTGCGCCGGACTTCGATCAGATCATGGTGACGATCGACCCCGCCACATCGACGTACGACACCGCCGACGAGACGGGTCTGTGCGTGGGCGGACGCGGGCGCACGGACAAGCACGCCTACGCGTTCGCCGATCTGTCGGGCAAGCACACCTCGCGCGAGTGGGCGGACCTCGGGATCAAGCACGCCGACCCACGCATACCCGGCCCGCGCCGCGGGCGCATCGGCGTCGAGCGCAAGCGCATCGGCGACGCAGCGGCGGAGGTGTTGAAGTCCCGTGCGGAGACCGCCGGCCTGCGCGTGCGCGTCCTCGGGCGCGAGGAGCCGTGGCCTGCGTTCGATCCGGGGTGCCTATTCATTCGCGAGTACAGCCCGCAGGAGTCCAAGGGCTCGCGTGCGGACGGCCCCGCCGCGGAGACGGACGCGGGGCGTGCTCACCTCGTGGACCCCGATCCCAAGGCGCCCCGGTTCGCGGACCTGGAAAAGGAACTCACCACCTACGTGCCGGGCGTTACGAAACGGTCGCCCAACCGACTGGACGCTTTCGCCTACTTGGTGATCGAGCTCCGCGAGCTCCGCCTCGACTCCCCGCCGGACCACTCGCGCGACGCCGCCACGGCCGCCAGGCTTCACGGCGAGCTGCAAGCCGCCCTCCGCACGGGGTCGGCGCCCGGTGCGCTACGCGGGGCGCCGGGGCTTGCTGCGGGGCTTACCGCCCGCGGGGGCCGGCGGCTCGGGTTCTAGGGCGCGCCACGCAGCACCAACCATTCCGAATCACCCGGTCCGAACTCCTCCGCGATGTCCGTCCCGTAGGGCGTGCTCGGGGCGGCGTCGTCTGCGGCCAGCTCGGCTTGGGGCGACGGCAACGTATCGGGCGCGACCTCCGAGACGCGCAGCTCCGGCGCGGCGCGGTCGCCGCTCACTACCGACTCGACATCCGCGGCGAGCTCCACGAGGTAATGCCGCAACTCGTTCAACGTGTCGGCGGTGCGTAGCGCGAATTGCAAGCGCGAGAGGACCACGTCGAGGCGTTGCACATCCGAGGTGCGCAGCGTCGGCGGGGTGTAGGAGCGACGCGGCGCGGGCGCCCGGCGCGGGGGCGGCAAGCTCGACGGGCGCTGCGCTCCGGGCGACGGAAGCGTGGGGCGCGCGAGAGGCGCGTCCAAACCCTCGGGGCATCCGGTCACAGCGCACGTGCCGAAAGGCCCGCGCTTGCCGCACCCCGGATACACGCATTGCAACGCGTGTTCGCTGCGCCGCTCCGGCCGCGGGGGCACGCGCACCGCACGCAGCGTGGGCGCGGAGTCGTGTGCGCTCACACCCACCGCCCGCCGTCTGTCGCCGATATCTCCTCCACGTCCACCATGTCCGACCGATTGCATACGTAAACTCCTAGATCTGTGTACACTTGCACTGTGCCAAGCTCTCCCGCTTGCACGCTCACGACGGTTTGCAGGCGCGTGCGGGACGTGCGCGGCAAGCGCACGCGCTGCCCCGGCTCGAGCTCCGTCACGCGCATCAGGACGAGCTCACTCCGCGGCATGCGCGCGCTCCCGTTCGTATTCCTCGCGCTCAATCTCAATGTCGAGTTCCGCCTCCGCACGCTCTACCGCGTCCAGCTGCGCGCGGATTTCCGCCTTGCGCATCGTGATCGATTTCTTGCGCTCAGCGAGCGGGCGCGAGTCCGTGCGCTGGGTCAGTTGCTTCATTTGAGGGTTCATTGCTGGTCGGGTCCTTTCACCGTAATCAAACTGCGGCACATCACCACGTACTCAACTAGCGCGCGTGCGATGCGTGGCGATTCCCGCACTGCGCCCACGGCCGTGTTGCACTGACCGCACAACACTGCACGCGGTATGCCCGTAACATGGCAGTGGTCTAAACACAGCTTACGCTTACCGTCAGGCGGACCGGGCGTGCCCGGACCCCTGCAAATCGCGCATCTGCCGTGTTGCCAGTGATCGAAAAGAGGGCGCATCAACCGCGCCTTGCGCGCCGGGTAGGCTTTCGCCCGATAAGTGCGCGCACGCGCTCGCCGGAGTGCGGGCCCGCGCTCCGCCGCCGCTGAAGCGCAGCGGGCAGAACAGTACTTTTGACTACCCGGGCCGCGGCGTGACCGGTACTCAGCCCCGCACTGCAAACACGTGTCAGGCGCCTTGCGCGGCCTGAGACCACACACGACCGAGCAGAACTTACTCTCAGGGCGGCGCGGCCTGAAAGGCACACCACATCGTGCGCACTCCCGCCCCGGCTTTCTCGCGGCCAGCCCCGCGCACTGACGCGTACAGAATTTTCGAGATGCGGATGGCTTACACTTAAAACAGCCGCCGCATGTCGCACATGCCCGCTTCATGTATCATCCCCCCGAGCAAGTGCCAGCCTTATGCTCCGCCCGCAGTGGGCGCAGGAGATCCCCCCGGTGCGCTCGAGGTCGGAGGCGAGCGCCGCCACGCGCGCACGCACGGAGGCGCGGGCTTTCTCCAACTCCTCGCGGGTGAACGTCACGCCGTCGGCGCCGGCTCTGCGCGCGGCCTCAAGGCGTGCGAGCACCGGCATCAGCGTCGCGGCGTCGCGCTGCGCGCGCTGCGCAGCGGAGTGGTTTCCGTCGGCCTCCGCGCGTACGGCCCGCGCCTCCGCGCGTTTCATCATGCGCAGGGTGCGCTCGTACAAGGACGCGTCGTCGCCATCGTCGCTTCCACTCAAGTTCGGCTCCGATTCGCCGTTCTGATGTACCGGGGGCGCTGCGTCTTCCGAGTCCCGATCTGGGGCGGTGCTCTCCGGAGCGCTGTCGGGCGCCGCGTCGGCGGCCCCCGCCGCGCGCTTGCGCACCCACTTGCGCACTGCGGCCTCGCTCACTCCGCACTTGAACCGCTTCGCGGTTTGCTTCGCAGCGGTGGCGTACGACACGCCGGAGTCGATCAAGCGCACGGCGTGCGCGACAATGTGTGCGGGGGTGGCTCGCATGTTCGTGACTTCAGGTTAACGTACGCACGCACGCGGCGCAATCTGCGCAGACGCGACGGAACGCTCCGCCAGGGCGCGCGCCTCGACGTACCGGCGCGCGGCGCGGGCAATCTCAGCCGAGCTCGCGCCCGAGGTCCGCGCCCGAGTCAGGTTTCGGAGCGCGATCGTCTCCGCGGTGCGAAGGGCGGAAGCGGCGGGGCGGGTCGTCAACGCGTTGCGCATGACTCTGTGTACGTCTGTTATCGCACGGGACTGAGGGAAAACGCAGCGTGCGTGCGAATTTCGGTGCGGGGATGTAGGTGGGGCGCGAATCGCCTCCTCGCCCTGCCCCGCTAGCCGCCCAGCACTTTGGCGACCACACGCGCCCGCCACCGCACAAGCACCGCAGCCTCCGGGCGCCACACCGCCAAGGGCGCGGGCCCTTTCGACGAGTTGCACACGCGGCACGCAGGCGCGAGATTATCCAAGGCGTTGGACCCGCCAGCGCTCAAGGCGACAATGTGGTCTACCGTAACACAACTGCGCGCTTCGAAAGACACCCCACAGTACGCACAACGACCGCGCCACAGGCCGAGCCAGTCGGCAAACGCCTGCGGCGGCAAACCCGCGCCAGAGGCCGCGTAAAGCCGAGCTCGCCTGCGGTGTTTCTTAACGCGGTTGACGTGTGGGTGGCGGCGCCTGTAGGCCGCATTGCCTTTCCGAGCGTGGGCGCGGCACTGCTCCCGATGCGCCTCACGCCAGGCGCGTTGATAGCTCCGCACCGCCTCGGGGTCTGCGGCACGACGCGCGGCGGCGCGCTCGCGGTCGGCGCCGCGCCGCTTCTCGCGGAGCGCTGGATTGAGGAGCCTCCGAACGGAGTCGCGTGATGTCCCGCAGATACGCGCCAACGCGCGAAAGCTGTAGTCTGCCGCGTGTAAGATACGAAGCATTCGCAGGGTGTGAAGCCGCACGTGTGCGCACACTAGCACACGACAACAGACAAGCACGTACGCATTCTCAAAATGGTCGCGTAGAATTGTGAGA